TTACTGATTGCTTAATTAGATTCTTGTTTCGCTGTCTAAAGTTCTCAAAAGATGTAGCATCTATAGTGCAAGCTCTTGATTCTATACCATTATTATAGAACACTTGAGGGGATGTTAGTAGCTCTTGGAATCTATCAGCATCGTATTGGTCCATCCAATTAGTATTCAATTCTAAGGTATTAGATACATTAGTGTTTAGTGTTCTGTTGCCTATAGCAGTTGAGCTATACAACCATTCGCCATCTACCACCTGACCATCTACATGCTGATTATACATCTCTCTACTTATCTGCCCTTTCTCATAGGTCTTTAGTTGAAATGCAAAGGATTGGAATGATCCCATTCTATCTAGGTAGTAAAGATAATCTTCATTGATAACACATCTATTATCATATTTAAAGTAGTAGTTAATTACAGAATTATCTCCTTTTATTTCTACACGAAAATTCTGAGTAATAGGAGTTTGAGATGGTACATCTGTAGTCACAAAGAAATTATATAATCCATCAGTAGTACCTGGTGCTACAGTAGATGGTATTAATTCATTATTATTCCAATCATAATAAGTAACGTAATAAGTCTCTACACTATATGTTCTAACCATTAAAAAATATAATTGACCTGTGGCAATAGATGCTGCACTATCTTGAGTATTGCCAACCAATGATGTCAAAGCATTACTAGGAGTAAGTGTAGTATTGTACTCTGTAGATGGAAATAATCCCTGAGCATAGATACCTAAGCTGTAAGCTCCATTGAATACCTCTAGCGCTGATAGAGTTACATCCTCTATAAGTATTGTCTTTCTTAAATCTGCATAGGTAACAGTGCCATTGATAGTATCATCAGTTACAGTATCCCATCTAGCATTGATAACAAATAGGTTAGCACTAGCAAAGATAACAGTATGCAATCCCTCTACTGTAGGATTAGCAGCAATACCTCCATATGCCTGAGTAATACTAATCTGATCACCTAGCACAAATCCATGAGCATTGTAATGTATCACTATATCTCCTCCTGTACTTTGTGAAAGTGAATTAGTATATACAATATTAGCAGTGTACTCAAAGCCAAATTTTATATCATATTGATACCATGATTCATTTACAATACCTAATCCAAACTTCCATGTCACCAATGACTGCATCAGCCTAGAGATATCCTGCTCACCATACCCTGTACCGAATACAGGTAAAGTCTTATACTGAGCTATCGGAGTAGCATTAGTTACAGGATAGACCGTAAAGATGTATCTGAAGCCAGGCTCATTCTTATAAGCATTATCTATGATATACTTAATAGGATTATAAGCAGGCATCATTACAGCAGGCTGTGCTATGATTGTAGTAGCAGGCATCTATTCTCCTTTAAGTGCTTTCAACTCATCATACAAAGCTAGGAGCTGTGCTTCTTTTTGAGCAATTAGTTCTTCTTGAGTAGGGTCTTCTACTTCAATGAACTCAACTTTAACAAGTCCGTTCTCATCATAAATTTCGTTTCTTAATTCTGCCATAATTATGCTGCTGTAAAGGTTAATACTGGTCCTAAAGCGGTACTAGGTCCAATTCCAGGCATTGTAGCTGGTGCAAGTGGATAAGTTATTGTAATCCGTTTAGTTATAGAAGTTTGATAAATCCCATTTTGTCTTATTGGTATCATTTGCCCTGTTCCAAAGCAAGGCATTTGAATCCCATTTACATTTGCATAAAGACCAATCCAATACGTTGTGCCTGCTGTAAATGTAAAAGATGTAGTATATGTTTTATTTCCCGTTGTACTTCCAATTAAGTCTGTACTTTCTAATAATTTAGAATTTGGTAAACCATTTAAATTAGAATATACAAGTACTCTAAACAATCCTGTAGCAACAGCCGTTACTACATTTACAATTACATTTGAAATTGTTAAGGTATTAGCAGGTATAAATGGATATAATACAATTTCATTAATTGTTGTACCAGTATTTGTAAAAGAATCTTGAGAAGTAAAACGTGCATTATAAGTCCCTGTTGAAAGGGGTTTTATTAACACGTGTACTCCACCTGCTGCACCACCACCACCTGAAGAGTTAATAGTCTGATTAGGGAATGTCCCTGTAATAGTTACATTAGTTCCTGCTACCAAACTTGGAGTAGCTGTACCTGTACCACCATTAGCTACTGCTACAATTCCTGTAACATTGTCTGCTGTGCCTGTAGTATTCTGATTCAAGGTAGGTACATCTCCTGCAGTTAAATTAGCTCCTACTGTTACTCTACCTTTAGCATCTGTAGTTACTTTAGTATAAGTTCCTGCTACACCTATGGAAGCTAATGTAGCTGTACCTAAAACATTTGCAGAGCCATCAAATGGAGGGGATGTGTATAATACATCACCATTAGTGGATATAGTTCTAGCAGTTGCTAATGTAGCAGTAGAGCCTGCTGTACCTGTAGTGTTTTGATTGAGTATAGGGAAATCAGCAGCTACAGCTATACTAGGTACACCTGTGCCTGTTGTGTTTTTTAATATCCCTGTATTAAGATTAGATAATATAGTGCCATTGATACCTTTAACAGTTAAGCCTACATTCCCCTCAGCATCTCCTGTATGAGTTGCATTACTTACTAAGCCACTATATTGGCTGTTGGTAGCATTGTCTCCTGTATTAGTGCCTGATAGATTAGCTACAGCTCCATTAGCTAGCATTGCATTAGAGATAGCTCCATTAGCTATAGCTGTTGCATTGCCTACACTTGTAACAGGACCTGTAAGATTAGCATTAGTTGTAACAGTTGCAGCATTGCCTGTAGTACTTTGATTCAAAGTAGGGACATCAGATGCTACAATAGCTCTAAAAGTTGGTACTCCTGCCGTTCCATTAGGTGCTGCTAGAATATGATTAGCAGTCTTTGAGGCATAAGGATTCTGAGTATCTCCATAACCTGAAGCTAAGCTAATATCAGGAGTACTAGTTCCTGTAGCTACTACAGGTGATGTCGCTGTTAGTGATGCAACACCTGGAGTCACTACTAAGTTGCCACTACCTAAAACAGAGCTACCATTAATAGTCTTAATGTTAGTGCCACTTACTAAAGTGTCCTGCTTTGAAGCTAGGATGTTTGCACCTGTAACAGACTTTGTCACATAGCCACCTATACCATTACTCTCTGATATTTCTACTAAGTCAGTAGCTGCTATATCTGCACCCTTTGCTGTTAATTGACTAATCTTTTTATCTGCCATAATTATTGTATTACTCTGTTATCGTTATCTTCTGTTACTCTTTGGTCACTAATCTCAGTTACTCTGTTATCAGTTGCCGGAGGACCTCCTCCTGCTACCAATAGCCAAGCCTCTATCCAATTAGCATTGATTGTTACTGTGCCTCCTAACTCTAAGACTATATTCATAAGGTGATCATCTGATGTCTCAGGATCTCCACCTACTACTGATAGTATATCTCCTATTAAATTTTTAGAGTTAGCGACATCTATACCGTAATGATTGGCTATAGCAAAAATGTAAGATTCATTCAATGGAGGATAAGCTCCTACTGAATATGCTGCAGCAATGTCTCTAAGTATATCATTACTCATAACTATATTACATTAAGATTGCTTTTTGTTTAGAACGCATAGTATGAATCATCGGTATAATACTCCTGTCTGATGTAAGTAGTAGCATATCGGATTGCATCCATAGCATCATCATATAGCTTAACAGGTTCATCCATGATCTGATCACCAATCTTCTTCCACTTATAGTTCTCATACTCTTTCATTATCTGCTTATCCTCCTGACAGAATACTCCGAAGGTCTTAATGTTATCTATACCTTTCTTTACTACCTTATTAGCATTGTGTACATCATACCCTGCAGTATTCATCTCGGCAATTATCTCAGGTCTTGAGTAGTCAGCCATAATCTCTATATGCTTATCCACATTCAATGCATCCATCTTCTCTATCAGCTGAGTAGTGGTGAGGTAGCTCTCATAGATAACCTTCTCAATGAAGATATCATTGTCACAGTAGTAAACTCTGACTAGAGCTGTGGGGTGATTGTATCCAAAGTCTAAGCCATAGACATACTTAACGAACTTAATTGGTCTATGAGCTATGAATGTCCAATTAGAATAGATGTTACTCTTAGAGATAGCTTTCTCACCTAGAGCATATATCTGATACATTGCCTCATCAGTTCTCTTCAAATCCTCTATCTGCTTTTTAATGCTATCAGGTAGGAATGGATTATCTCTATAGGTAGACTTGATTAGGATGCTCTCCTCAGTTGGTAGGTCATATAGCCAGGAGGATGACTCAGAGGGATTGTAGTCAAAGATTAGCTTGTCCTCTGTTCTCATATTTATTTGAGTATAGTCATCATAGAATAACTCATTGGCTTCATTCATCCAAGCTACATCCCTTTTTCTACCTCTTATTTTCTGCTCATTATCTACTGAGAAGAACTCCACTATTGAGCCATTAGGGAATTGGTAGATATGCTCTGACTTGTTATGATTACTTATCTCATAGATGTCCATGCTCTTCATGATCTCTAGAAAGTCTCTCATGACTGTAGCTCTCAGTGCAGGGAATGTCTTACGAATGATTGATACTACCTTGTTCTTATTCTGATAGCAGTAGACTATTAGCATCTGACAAAGGCTGTAGGTCTTAGATGACCTTGAGCCACCCTCATTGATAATGAATCTTAGTGCAGGATCAGTGAGAGCTGCATAGTTCTTTTGAAATATAACGGTACTATCTATCTCCATTGGCATAAGCATAAGCATAGGCTAGCATCTCCATCTGCCTACTATCACTGATAATTGCTATCCTGTTTATTTTTACAGGCACTCCTTTCTTAGAATAGATGTAAGCCTCAACAGCTTGGCACATCATTTCAATCCTTTGCACTAGTAATGATGTTCACTTTGATTTCAGAGATGTCCTTACCATTGGTAGTGATGTCCGATTTCTCGGTTAGGTTGTTTAGTCTCTGAGTAATGGATGGATTGTATTGACCAACCATGCCACCATTAATTTGGTCTTGGCGGATCTCTTTTCTTATATGCGTACAGACAACCTTATACTCTGAATATCTATCTCCAGCATTATCAAAATAGTTATGAATATCACCATACTCTTTGAAAGCCCATACCTCAAATCCATCTAATGTCAAAGGTACTTCTAAAGGTATAGCTACTATCTCTCCTGTCTTATTAGATAAGCTATAAGAATGTCTAGGATTGTCTTTAACTTTCTTTTTATATATGCCCCAAATCTCCATCATTTGCTCAGGGGATTCTAATGTTCTTGGTCTACCTGCCATTACCCTTGTCTATTATATCTCTTATTATAATTCTTACTTGATTTCAGCTTAGAGCTTTTACTCTTAGCATGAACACCTGGTCTCTTTACCTTAGGCTTTCTAGCGAATGATATGCTACTCTGCTTCTGTGCCATCCTCCTCAGTTACTTCAGGCTCAGGTATTGGTCCTTTGACTGCTTTATACTTTACTACCTTAGGCTCAGATACTGTTGGCTCTTCAAACATATAGCCTAGACCTATAGATGCAAAGTAATCAAATCTATTAGCATCTAGTGTAATCCTGTTACCTTTGTGGGAGATCTTAGCTCCAATGTACTCATCCTTAATTTTCATCTCTTAGTTGTTTTAAATCGTTTTTAATCTCTTGTATCCAATAATGAGCTGATGTTACAGGTATCTTAAAGTATTCTGCCATCGCCCTAGCTGTACTGTATCCTTTATCAAAGTAAGTCTGAAACACTATCAGCTTTATCCTATCTGTAATCCTCCCTCTATAAGTCTCTATCACTGCCATGTTATCCTGATACTGCATATCTTCTCGTATCTTATCGTATAGATCAGTATCATCATCTATAGCTATAGGCATAGAAATATCAGTAGCTGTTACCCTCTCTTGCCTATTAGTAAGTGATGTTGACCAAAGTATCTGCATCTTAATAGTATTTAACAGATATGCTTTGACCTTACCTACATCAGTTACTTCTATATCTATATTACACAAATAAAGAAAACTGTTATTTATTACAGCATCAGCAGATATTGTAGATTTCATTCTTACTAGAAAATAGTTAGTATATTTCCTTATCTCTTTGTAGTGAGCTGATATGTAGTTATCAAGTATAGGTCTCATACCACTGCTTGAAATCCTTAAGCCATATCTTTCTCCTTACTCCACCACAAAAGCATTCTTTCTCATAACTAACTAGCCTATCTTTAATAGCTTTGAGTTTTAATAAGTGAATCTTATAGGATTGCTCTTTCTCAGGTAGACTGAACACCTGTTGTATTATTACTTGCTCAGCTTCTGTAAACATTCCTGTAGTATAAACGACAATAGAGCTACAATAGTTGCCTGAACAAAGGACCAGGTACATAATAATGTTAGCCAAAAAGATACGCATTTAATACAGGTAGCAGAGGAATGTAGATACATTGCTAGGATAGATGGTTTGAATTTGCTATAGATTGAATCAATCAGTAGCTGTAATGGCTCAAAGTTCACAAGAAACCATGATATAGCAATGTATGTTAGTATTGTCATTTGCCAAAAATAACAAAGGCAGCCATAAGACTGCCTAAAAGTTATTGTTTATTAAGATAATTTTTCCACCATTTAATATAAAACTGCTCATTCACAGCCTTACCATTAGTGAATCTCCAAATGGAGCAGTAAGAGACTCCGATATCCTCAGCATAATGACTGAGCTTGTATCTTTGGGTGAGCTTAGACTTAGTCTCTTCAATCATAAAGTCCTTTATGCTCTGCCCCTTAGAAAGGGAGATCATCAGCAGGATTATCAGGTACATGAGCAGGAGCTGTTGCAAGTGCAGGTGCTAATACTTCAATCTTCCATAGCTCTAAGGAGTTAAAGTGTTTGTCTTGCCACTCTCTACCTCTCAGATTGAATGATGCTTCTACCTCATCCCCTACTTTACAGCTATCTAGTATGTATGTTCTCTCTCCTGTAGCTTGCAAGGTGATGTATTGAGGGAATTTACCATCCTCTACTGTTATTACTACTTCTCTCTTAGAGAACTTCTCAGTCACCTGTACGGTATCACCTATCACTTTGATAAGTCCTTTTACTTTGTAATCATTCATATTATAGTTATTAATTTATATACTCCTATTATTATCAATCCATACACTACTAGTGCTAGGATTATTGCCATGGTTTTTTCGTTCATAGCTTCTCTATTTCTTGTTTGACTTCGTTCCAATACTGTTTAAATGGATTAGGCAACATAACATTATTCATTTCTAAAATAATCTCATCAACTGCTATTAATGCACATTGTTTGCTCCAATAATTTCTTTTTTCAATATTAGATTGGAATAAACAATACCAATAACTATCGTATAAATCTTTTGCCTTTTCTTGTGGTGTCATACTACCTGCTCAGTAAATGGATCTATGTCATCCTCAGGAAATACTATCTCACCATACTGTACTAAAGTTAGCTCTATAGCATACTCCTGTGCTCTCCTAGCAACATACTTAGCGCTGCTGTAATTGTTACTAATTAACGCTTGCATAGCTGCTATCATAGCAGCCTCTTTAAATTGTTCTCTCATCTTATTTATTATTTAATTGATTAATATACTTAACATAGTACTCAGTGCAATGATGCAACCGTACCTTTATCTCCTCCTCAAGCTCCAGGTCTCTACTGAAGAGTAGAGTAGTGATTCTCTTCTCAGGAGCTATGTGATCTACCTGATGCAGTGATAAGTTCTCCCACTCATTCAATAGAGATGGGTGAGTAGATACCATGCAATAGACTAGACTAGCATAGTTCTTATTATATAACATCATGTAAGCTCTTAGCTGCCACTCATAATCTTTATTTATACCCTCCTCTGAGGTAGCAGGGAACGTTTCTAATGACCATGATGTCTTTATGTCTATGATTTGGTCATCTAGTACTATATCAGCCTCTCCTGTGAGCCATTCGTTATTCACCCTCTCAGTGTTTTTAGAGTAGTTGCTAAACATTACCGAGTTAAATAGAGCAATAGAATCATTCTCCTGCATTATACCCTTATTAATGTACTTGTTATTCAGCTCTACATTATAACCGTAGAAATCCTGCTTAGCTAGACCTCTAATGTAGCTCTTAGTAGTTTCAGATAGCACCTCAGACTTAGTCCGAGATGCTGTCATTAGTTTTCCGAGTGAAGATGGATGCCATTTCATAATAACATAAGTGCTTTATTCTGTAAATCTGTAAGCTCAAAGGTCTCTCTTAGCTTAGGGATAGTAAACTTACCATCTTGAATAGATACTAGTGCCTCCTCAAATCTTTCTTTAGATAGTCCAGGCTTAGCAGCCTTAACAGGTACACTAGCTAGATTAGCATCATCATCTACTGATTGTAAGCATAAGATACTACTCAGAGTATATCTTCTAAAGTAAGTCACTGCAGATCCGACTTGCTGAGGATTAAGTCCAGCAGGTAATTCCATACATGACTCAATAGACTCATTAGAATCTATACAGATTATCTGAGTACATACTGAATTGCCTTGAATAGGCTGTAGTAATAATAGACCATTCTCTAATAAGATAGGCTCTACTGCCTCAGTGATGGCATTGATGTCAGAGTATGACTTTTTAAAGTGGGGATTGGTAGCATTCTTAGCTACTTTGCCGATTGACTGCTTAGCCTTGTGTAGCTTTTGGTGCAGAGTTAATAAAGGTGCTGATACTACAGCTTTTGTTTTTGTTTCCATGTGTATATATTTATTATTTCAACAAAGATAATCAATTATTTTATATCTGCAAGGAATTTTAAATAAAATATCATAAATTCATCAAAATTTCTAGCAATAAAGTATGTACCCCCTGCAGCTTCTACTGATTCCTGATACCTCTTCTGCACTTCTGACTGCCTATCCTTACCATACTTCACCTCAATCTTAACAGATCTACCTCTAATGGTGGCAGATATATCAGCTGAGCCTTTAGTACCTGTGCTAGGAGTATAAGTGCCTTTCAGCTGTCTAGTGTTCTCACCTACCTGTATCTTCTTACCCTCTCTATATACTCCCATTGTATTAATCCTCTCAGCTTGAAAGCCTGAATAGGTTAGAAAGTGTATGATACATTTAGTCAGAGCATTGGCAGAGTTATCATTCCAATCTGATGCTGTTATGTATGGCATGGTAGGGTGCTTAAGTGTGAGATAGTTAATCTCTAAGGCTTTGAGTAGTGTTTTGTTTTCTTTGTTCATTAGAATATTTTGTTTTTAATGTTAAATTTTTCTATTTCATTATAAGTTATTCTAAAATAAGTA